TACTGGAATTCCAAGTAACCTTGGACATTCCTGGCTTTGAGGATGTAGACGAAGATGGCGAGCCCACGGAGATTAAGCTGCCCTATGTGGTGACGCTTGACGAGTCCAGTGGGCGCGTGATTAGCGTGCGACGTAACTGGGAAGAAGGAGATTCTCGGTGCGCTCGCCGTGAGTATTTTGTACATTACGTTTTAGTTGAGGGGTTGGGCGCATACGGCTTGGGTTTTGTACATTTAATTGGTGGATTATCCAAGACCGCAACGGCAGCACTGCGTCAATTACTGGATGCAGGCACGTTGGCGAATCTGCCGGCGGGTTTTAAGGCCAAGGGCGCGCGGATCGCGGACGATGATCAGCCGATCCAGCCAGGCGAATGGCGTGACATTGACGCGGGCGGTGCGGAGTTAACGTCTTCGTTATTGCCGCTACCATATAAAGAGCCCTCACAGACGTTATTTCAGCTTTTGGGTTTTACCGTAGAGGCGGGTAAACGCCTAGCAAGCACAGCGGATATGCAGGTAGGGGATGGGAATCAGAATGCGGCGGTAGGAACGACTATTGCATTGCTTGAGCGCGGCTCGATGGTGATGTCTGCGATCCACAAGCGGATGCATTATGCTCAAAAGATGGAGTTTGAGATGCTTGCCAGAGGTTTTGGAGAGTATCTTCCCGAAGAGTATCCGTATGACGTGCCAGGCGCTTCGCGGTCCATTAAAAAACAAGACTTTGGCAAGATGGTGGCGGTGTTGCCGGTGGCAGACCCCAATGTGTTTTCCACGGCACAGCGTATTACGCTTGCTCAGACACAACTGCAGTTAGCGCAAACCGCCCCTCAAATGCACAACATGTATGAGGCGTATTATCGGGTATATGCTGCGCTAAATGTTCGTGATATTGACGGCATTTTGCGCCCCCAAAATACGCAATTGCCCAAGGACCCCGCTTCAGAGAACGCCGACGTATTGGATGGCATGGAACTCAAGGCGTTTGCGGGTCAACAACACGATGCGCACATTGTGTCGCATTTGATTATGGGTCTGTCTCCGATTCTTGGTGCTATTCCAATTGCTTCTGCAACTTTGCAAAAGCATGTTTTTGAGCATGTTCGCATTAAAGCTGAAGAAGAGACTGAGGCCGAGATTTTCATGAACTACGGCAGCGATCCTGACCACATGGTTTCTGCCATTCAAAGAGAGGGCATGATTGCCATAAAATGTGCTCAATTTATGCAAGAAGTACGCGAGACGCAGAATCAACTTTCAGGGGGCGGCGCACCTGACCCTGTTGTTGCGCTTAAAGAAAAGGAACTTGAGCAAGATGCGGCCAAGGACCAAGCTGATCTCAAGATTGACCAAGAGCAGATTGCCATTGATCGTGAAAAGCTTGCACAAAGCGACAAATCTACGCAAATGCGCGTGCAAACCCAACAAAACATTGCTAATCTACGCGCAGAAGTTGGCCGCGAACGGGCGCAGATTCTTAAAGAAGGAATGGAGAGACGTAATGCCTCTTAAAAAAGGAACAAGCAATACTGTTGTCAGCAAAAACATTTCCGAAATAATGAAAAGTTATGGAAAGTCTGGCACGATAGGCGCGAGTACTCCCCGCAGCAAGGGTAAAGCCATTAAACAGGCTGTTGCAATTTCTCTTTCAAGTGCGGGCAAGACGGAAAAAATGAAGACGGGTGGCGCAGTCAAGGGACGCATGGGCCCTGTGGCCACGGTCAAGAAACGTGATGGCAACAAGGCTGTTAAAATTTACTAAGCATTAAAGACGTTGTTTAATTAAATGCCTTCAGACGGTGGCTTGTAACTGTCTGCCTAACATGGAATAGACCATGCTTGAATTTGCAGAGGCAGTCCTGAAAGAAATCAGGAAACTGCAGCAGGACTCCGAGGCGATTGTGTTAAATGGCACGATTGCGGACATGGAACGATATCGCTTCATGATGGGACGTCTTGAGGGCTTAAAACTCGTAGAACAATCCGTAAAGATTCTTGTTAAACGGAATTCTCAAGATGATTTTTAACCCAAAAGGAGTGTCCAATGGAAGTTAACGCAACACTTACTGCGCTTGAGCGTAAGTGGCAAGAGGAGTCCGCGAATCGTGGCCCTCAACTCGCTGATGCCTATACTGCAGAGGGGGATTTTGATCCTTCTAAGCTGCCCGATGAGGTGATGAATAGAATTCCTCAACCCACAGGCTGGCGAATTGCCATTTTGCCCTATCGTGGTGCCGAAAAATCCAAAGGCGGAATCGTCTTGGCTGAAGAAACCCAAAAACGTACACAATTAGCGACTACATGTGGCTATGTGTTAAAGATGGGTGATTTAGCTTATAGCGATGAAAGCAAGTTTCTCCATGGCCCTTGGTGCAAGGAAGGGGATTGGATTATTTTTGGGCGTTACGCAGGTTCCCGTATTTCAATCGATGGTGGTGAAATACGCATTTTGAACGACGACGAGATTATCGGGATCTTAAATGATCCGTCTGATATCTTGCACATGTAAGGAGTATTTAATATGAACGAAGAACTTGAATACAATGTTGGGGAAAATGAAACAGAAACAACGGTTGAGATGGATGAAGAAGGTAAAGCAACCGTTGTTAATGAAGAATCTGCAGCCGTTCGGGTAGAGGACGGTACTCACCAAAATGGTGGGGAGCTAGAAGACTACAGCGAAAAAGTTAAAAAACGGATTGATAAACTTACTGCTCGTTTACGCGAGACGCAGCGCCGAGAGGAGGCTGCCATTGCTTACGCCAAAAACGTACAGCAACGCGCGCAACAACTTGAGGAACAATTTCACCGTACAGATGCCGAGCGTTTATTACAAACACGCAGCAGAATTGACACAGAAGCCTCTACTTTACGGCAAATTGTTAAAAAAGCCCGTGAAGAAGGCGATACTGATACGGAAATTGAAGCGCAAGAGCGTTTGTCAAACATTTTGTATGATCAAAGACGTGTTCTTGATGCGGAAGAGCAGCGTAAAGCTACTCAAGCACAGCAACAACAACAGCAAGTTGCTTATCAGCAACAGCAAGCGGCTGCTCAACAACAGCGTTCCCAACCCGATCCGCGTGCAGAGGACTGGGCTGAACGCAATGATTGGTTTGGCCGCGATGTGGCCATGACGGCTGCTGCCAGGGGAATACATATTCAGCTTGTTCAAGCAGAAAGATTTGACCCCACGTCAGATGAGTACTATGATGAGTTAGATCGCCGTGTCCGCGATGCTTTCCCACAGAGGTTTTCTGGTGGAAACAGCGCAGGGACGACGCAAAATAACAGAGCCAACCGACCCGTGCAAACGGTTGCGCCTGCCACCAGATCTTCTGGGATTAATAATTCCGCACGCCGCACTGTTCGGTTAAGTCCGAGTCAAGTTGCGATTGCTAAAAAACTGAATGTTCCTCTTGAGGAATACGCAAAGTACGTTAAGGAGTAGGCCATGAGTGATGTCAATATACCTAAACTGAATCGCACCCCACGCACGATGGAAACTCGTGAAAAGGATGCGCGACGCAAACCATGGGCTCCACCGTCACGCTTAGACGCGCCTCCCGCACCAGATGGATATAGGCACCGTTGGATTAGGTCTGAGGTTAACGGAACGGAGGATCGGATTAATGTTTCCTCTAAACTTCGTGAAGGGTATGAGTTGGTTCGCGCCGATGAACACCCTGACTTTCAATCCCCTTCGGTAGAGGATGGCCGAAACGCTGGTGTCATTGGCGTAGGAGCTTTACTACTAGCTAGAATTCCTAATGAAACTGCGGAAGAGCGTAAACAATATTATGCTGCACGTACACATGACCAGCTAAAATCTGTTGATAATGAACTGTTGAAGACGAATGCACATTCGTCTATGAAAATCAACCGTCCAGAAAGACAGACAAAAGTATCCTTCGGCGGCCCCAAGGACGCTGAATAACTCTTAAAGGAAAGACAAAATGGCAAACGTAAATAAGCCTTTTGGTCTAAAGGCTCTCGGCAACTTATCTGCAACTGGCGCACAGAAGCAGTATGGTTACGTGATTGCAAATGGCCAAGCAGGAGCAATTTTTCAAGGTGACCTTGTTACCGTTTTTGACGGAAGCTTGGTTCAATTTAATCCCTCTACACACACTGCGGCAGTGGGCGTGTTTAATGGTTGTTTCTACAACGATCCAACCACACAAAAGCCTACCTTTAAAAACTTTTATCCCGGCAGTATTACAACCACTATTGGTAACATCACGGCCGATGTCATTGATGATCCTAGCCAGTTATTTATCATTCAGGCTGATGCAAGCGTGACGCAGGTACAAGTCGGTTTTAACGCAGATGTGGTTGCGGGTACAGGTAACACCACTACGGGTGTGTCGGGCATGGAATTAGCGGGTACTCCTGCTAAAACTGCAGCTTTGAACTTGAAGATTGTTGGTTTGTACAACGTCCCAGGTAATGAGTTTGGTGCCAATGCCGTTTTGGTGGTGAAGATTAACGAGCATCTCTATGGCAGCGCTGGTGTTGCCGGACAAGGAGTCTAATCATGGCAATTTCCCGTGCACAACTAGTAAAAGAACTTGAGCCAGGTCTTAACGCCTTGTTTGGTCTTGAGTACAAAAACTACGATAAACAACATGAAGAAATTTATGATATTGAATCGTCGGATCGTGCTTTTGAAGAAGAGGTAATGCTTTCTGGTTTTGGTGAAGCTCCTGTAAAGACTGAAGGTGCTGGCGTTTCATACGACCAAGCGCAAGAAGCCTACACAGCGCGTTACACACACGAAACGATTGCTTTAGCCTTCTCTTTGACCGAAGAAGCGGTTGAGGATAACCTCTATGATCGTCTCGCAGCTCGTTACACTAAGGCACTTGCTCGTTCAATGGCTACAACCAAGCAGATCAAAGCAGCAGCGGTTCTGAATGGTGCTTTCACAACCTCTATTGGTGGTGATGGCAAGCCTCTCTGTGCTTTGGATCACCCGACCGTAGGTGGGCCTGACCTGAAGAACGAACTTACAACTCCTGCTGACTTGACGGAAACTTCACTTGAACAGTCTCTAATTGACATCGCTGCTTTTACAGACGAGCGTGGCTTGAAGATTGCGGTTCAAGGTCTGAAGTTAGTCGTTCCTAAAGAACTACAGTTCACTGCGGATCGTATTTTAAAGTCTACTCTGCGTGTTGGTACGGCAGACAATGACATTAATGCTATTCGTAACATGGGCATGGTTTCGCAGGGCTACACTGTCAATAATTACCTAACTGATCCTGATGCATATTTCATCCTTACCGATGCTCCTAACGGTATGAAGATGTTTGAGCGTGTCAGCATGAAGACAGGTTTTGAAGGTGACTTCGATACTGGTAACGTGCGTTACAAAGCCCGTGAGCGTTACTCATTTGGCTTTTCTGATGCCAGAGGTATTTTCGGTTCTCCTGGTACGCCTTAAACTAGTCAAAAGCTAGTTCTAGGGTTTCTGCCCCCTCTTCGGAGGGGGTTTTTATTTTTTGCTTTCCTTAATTAAAAATGGTATAAATATAATATCTGGGAATCCCCAGTTTCACTGACCGCCCCAGCGGACGATGCAGAGACAGTGAGACAGAGTACTGCATATACAGGAGCCTATCATGGCATCAACCACCTTCTCCGGTCCAGTCACGTCCACAAACGGTTTTATCGGTGATCTTACCGGTAACGTCACAGGCAACGTCACAGGCAACGT